AAAACTTCCGCGCACGGCATAACTGCGATACTGCCACGGACAAGACCACGCCGCGGTATCACTCGTGCAAAGCCTGGTGACCCATTTCCAATATGAAGAAGAAATCCAAGTTCAGTAAGCTCGCCACCGAACTCAAGAAAGAGGGTGCCGATGATCCCCGCGCACTTGCTGCCTACATCGGTCGCAAGAAGCTCGGTGCCGCGGAGTTCATGCGCCGTCAGGCCGCAGGTCGGAAGAAGGCCGCAAAGTAACCATGATCTCCATCATCGCACGAGTCCGCGCTGCTTGGACCTTTGGCCGACATCAGTGCTGGGTAAACCCGCTACCATGGCGCAAGGAAGACGCCAATGCACTGAGCAACTTCTTCAAGAGCGATAGCGGGAAACGCTTCAAGGACGCTTTGCTGAATACCGTTCTCATGCAGAACGCTTCAGCCATAACTGACCGAAACCATTTGCAATACTCATCAGGTTTTGCAATGGGTCAGGCCAGTCTTGTGAAGGTCATCGAGATGATGGCCGACCAAGAATCAATTACGGGGCAGGAGGATGATCCGGATTCTGCCACGAACACATAGGATCAAAGTTGCGGTTGCCGGTCTGTGCGGACCAGCAAACGAGTAAAAGCACAATATGCCAGATGATACACTGAGTGCCGATGCGATGCTCGCTTTGGCCAATGACTACGATGCCGGTGTCGATATCGACAGCCAGCCCAAGGAGCAGTCTCCAAATACAAATGAGACGGCTCCTGCTGAGCAAGATTCCTCCGATGCGGGGAGTGCCGGTAAAGAGGTCGATGGTGGCGAGCAGGAAGTAGGCACGAAATCGGAGCCAGAAGCAAAGGCCGAGAAGAAGACCGAGCAGAAGACGGAGAAAGATAAGAGCAGCAAGTTCGCTCAGGAACAGAACCGAAAGGCGAAGACCTGGGAGCAAATCAACGCTGAGAAGGAGGCCCTCAAGGCTGAGCGCGAAGCGGTGAGGCGGGAAAGGGAGGAGTGGGGCAAGCAGCGGGAACAATCCAAGGCTGCTGAAACCAGTTCCTTCCGAGATGAGAAGGGCTACACGGCAGAGGACTACGAGGCTGCGGCCAAGGAGTTTGATGCTGATGGCGATTCTCAGTTGGCCAAGGCAGCGCGATCCAAGGCTGACGGAGTCCGAAAAGCTGCTACAGAGCGACAGCAGAAGGTACAGCAGGAGAAGTTCGCGAAGGCATGGTCTGATTCGTTTTCCCGGTTGTCCGAGAAGGAGACTTGGTTGAAGGATCAGAGCAGCCCCGAGTACAAACGTACTGTCGAACTGCTTCAGAAGGTGCCGATGCTGACATCAATGCCCGATGGACTTGTCCATGCGGTGGAATTGATGAAGCTCCAGGACACTGCGGGAAAAGCTCAGTCGATCGAGGCCGAGAACAAGGCTCTGAAGGAACAACTCAATAAGCTCCAGCAGAAGACCGCTATTGGTAAAAGCGTACCGGCAGGACAACTTAAGGCTGAGGAGAAAGATTTCTCGAAGCTGTCTCTCAAGGAGCAGAGGGAGGCGCTGTTGAAAGCGTCGAGGGCGTTCGACCGGGACGAAAACTGATAGAACAACCACAACTAAAATATGCCAGTTACTACTTCAACCACGCTCACGAGCCAGTTCCAGAACTACTTCAGCAAGGAGCTGCTCTCCATCGTTCAGCAGGAGACCATCCTGGATCAGTTCGCCATGAAGGCTCCGATCCCCAAGAACAATGGTAACAAGGCCATCTCGATGTTCCGTTTCGGACCTCCGAGCATCGGAAGTGTTCAGACCATCAGCTCCGAAGGTGCGGCCATCAGCTCCGCCAACTACCGCGCTCTGGCCCTCAACAGCCTGAGCAAGTCGCTGGCTCAGTATGGTCAGGTGATCGGCCTCACCGACATCCTCCGCGCCACCGACCTGTTCAACTCCATGCAGCAGGCCACCAAGACCTCCGGTCTGGATATGGCCCTCTGGGTTGACTCGGTGATCCGCAACACCCTGATCGGCTCCAACCTCTTGTTGGCCTCGGGAACTTCGGTTCTTGGTACTGCTGCCGAAGGTAGTGGCACGTTCGACAACTCCGACGCTTGCGGTACCGCCGCTGGCTCGGGTGGTACTTGCGTGTACGGTAACCCCGCCACGCTGACCAATCAGAGCTTCGTGGGCCTCAACGCCGACACAGCCGCTGCCAACACCACGATGACCGCCTCGGCTGTCCTCGATTCCATGACCCGCCTGAAGCGCAACCGCGCCCCGCTGATCAACGGCGGCTACGTCCTCGCCACCGACCCCCGTGTGGCCCGCGACCTCATGCGCGACGCCGACTGGTTGAACGCGTCGAACTACGGCAACAAGGGCCAGCCGTTCTACAAGGGTGAGGTTGGTTCCATCTACGGTTGCCGCGTGGTCACCCAGACCAACTCGTTCGTCAGCACCGGTTCGGCCACCGAGAACGACAAGTTCGTTAACCAGACCAGCTCCAATGGCGGCGGCGTTACTGCCACCAAGGACATCATCGCCTCGTTCTTCTTCGGTAACGAGTCGTTCGGTATCCCTGCTCTGACCGGTGATGATCCGTTGTCCCCGCGCATCGTGATCACCGACACCCCCGACAAGTCGGATCCGTTGAACCAGCTCGTCACCGTCGGTGTGAAGCTGTACTTCGCCGCCCTGCGTCTGGCTGCTGGTAACACCGGTTCCACCGGTAACCCGGTGTGGTACCTCGTCCATCGGACCAAGACCTCGACCACGCTGTAATATGCGACCCAAGACGGCCACCATCATGGTGATTGCCGTTAGCCCGAGGGGGCATCATCGTAAAGGTGGTGCCCCCTCTTCTCATTCCGCTTGCGGATGCGATGAGGCTGACAACAATGCACCCATGATTTCTATTCCGCTCGAAGCCCTTTCCACTGACATGGAGGATGGCCAACAGGCCATGCCCGAGGTCGGTGATGAAGTGGTTTTGGACGATGTTCGCGGTGTCCTCAAGAAGCTCGAAAACGGCGAGGCCTATATCGAGATCCGCAGCGTCAACGGCATGCCCGCTGAGTACGAGAACAAGAGCGAGAAGGCCATGGCCTCCAAGGAGCCGATGGACGAGAAGGGTATGCGGGAGATGGTTGAGGAGTACGACAGCGAAATGGAGTCCTAAGATGCCGATCTACACCTTCGAGAACAATGGCAAGTCCATCGAGCATATCGCTCCGATGGGTACCGACTCTGTTGTCCTTGATGGGAAGCGGTGGATGCGACAACCGGTGGCCCGCTTCGGGGTCACCGGCTTTGCTCGCGAGACCGAACTCAAGGACAACGTGAAGAAGGGATTCAGCCGGTTGGAAGACCGCCAAGGATCCCGCTTCGAGAGCACTTTCACCAAGAATCAAATCCGGAAGATCTGGGATATATGAGCGACGTAGCAAATCAGGCCATCGAGTATTCGATGGGACAGGGCGGCTTTCAACTGGTGACAGCCACCACGCTGACCACTGGCCCGTTTGTGGCCATCACCACCATCGCCCCTACCACCTTTAGCTCGATCACCGGTGGCAACATCAGCGGATCCTGGTCCACGGCGACCATCCCTGCTGGTATTACCCTGCCGGGACCGATCACGAGCTTCCAGATTTCCAGCGGTCAGGTGATCGCATTCAATGGCGTGATTCAATCGTGACACTCGCTCTCGGCACACGACTGGTATCGAACGGCGGGGGTAATGTTACCCCTGGCGATCTGCCTATCCTGCGCCGGGATCTGCTTCAGGAGGACGACTTCTTCGTACTGCTGGAGGATGGTGACAAGATCGTCATCACGTTTGGGACTTTCGATTCCGTCTTGTTGGAGGACGCGTCGTTCCTGCTGCAAGAGGACAGTGGCAAACTCATCATTCAAGCTAACTAACAGTTTATGGCAGATACAAAGATCACAGCACTGACGGCGATCTCGACCGTCGATCCCGCGGTGGATGTCCTTCCCATTGTCGATGTCAGTGACACGACGATGGCTGCATCGGGCACCACGAAGAAGATCACCAGCAACCAGATCCTCGGGGCCGGCGGCACCGCCACGCTCGCCTCCGCCACCATCACCGGCGATCTGACGGTGGATACCAGCACCCTGAAGGTTGATTCGGCGAACAATCGGGTGGGTATTGGTACGGCGAGTCCGGGTTATCTGTTGGATGCTCAAGCTGCAACCGCTGTTGCTCAGATTCTTTCTACTACCGGAACGAATGCAGCTTATCTTCAAATCTCCAACACTGGCGGATATTTCTATCTGGGTCGTGAAAACAGTGCTGGAACCACGTTTGCCGCCCCCGCTTACTCTGCTGTCCTTTATGCTGCTGGTGCTTATCCTCTTGTAACAACTGTAAACGGCGGTGAACGCTACCGCATTGCTTCCGACGGCGTAGCCACTTGGTCCAACGTCGGCGGAGTCGCTGGCACCGCCATGACCCTCAACTCTACGGGGTTGGGGATTGGTGATTCTCCTTTTTCTGGCACTCGTTTGACGCTTAAGGAATCGGCAACAAATCCGAATGTCATTGCGTTGATAAATCGTAACGCTACCCAGACTTGGAAAGTGGCGGTCGATACCGCAGCGGTAGATGACAAGATCCTTGGGTTCTTTAGCTCAACAGCTACGGGGTTTGTTTTGAGCTTAACAGATACCGGCAATTTGCTGGTCAATGTTCCAACCACTCCTCCAACACTTGCTGCAAACAGCCAGATGGTTTTTAACCTGACCAGCAATACCAACCTCCGCATCTCGGTTCGCGGCACTGATGGCACGACTCGCACAGCCAACATCACCCTCGCATAATTAATACCATGACCATCAACTGGATCATCGAACGCCTTCTCGTCCGCAAAGTCGAAGGCACCTACTCCGATGTCGTCATCACCGCCGACTGGCGTTGCAACGGCTCGCAGGATCAGTACAGCGGCACTTGCTACGGCAGCGCGTCGTTCGCTCCGCCGACCGAGAACTTCACGCCATATCCTGACCTGACGCAGGAACAGGTGCTTGGTTGGTGTTATGCGAACGGCGTGGACAAGACCGCCATCGAGGCGAACGTCACCGCGCAGATCAACGACCAGATCAACCCTCCGGTCATCGCTCCGCCGCTGCCGTGGGTGGCGCCGGTGGTTCCTGAGCCGGTTGTTGTTGCGCCAGAGGCTCCCGTTGTCGAAGCTCCTGCCGCATGATTAAGATCGAACTCACACTGCAACAGTTGCAACAGCTCACCCAGCTTCTCGTGATCGGGATGAAGGCTGGAGACGTTATGAATATGAAGGTTGGACTTCCTTTGTACGAAAGCATTGAAGCCCAAGTGAACGCACAGCAGCAGCACAAGCCTGAGTAACACAATGGACGCGAGCAATCATGGCGGTGGATTCGGAGGTATCGTTGGGTTGCTGGGAACAGCGACCGTGGCAATGGTCGCATCCTACATCCCTGAACTCACCGAGTGGACTAGGTTCCTAACCGCCCTCGCCGCCCTAATCGCCGCCATCACGGCCCTCTACAAAGCCATCAAAAAGAAATGAACCCCAACGTCGCCTCACTCATCCGCCACGGTCTCAGCGCCGCCGGCGGCTTCCTCGTCGCAAAGGGCATGGTATCCTTCGATCAAGTCAATGAGATCGCCGGTGCGGTCATCACTTTGGCCGGCATCGGATGGTCCGTTTTCAAGAACAAGAAGGCCGAGAAGAAGGCCGAGTAACATCCCGCCAGAACGGCAATGCATCGCCAGCGGGATTCACACCTCGCTGGCTTTTCCATTATGGACCCAATCCTCAGCATAGCCCAAGGAGTGGCCAACGCCACGCTCAACAAGATCATAGATCAGAAAGACCAAACCCTTGAAGATGGACAGAAAGACAATCGCCTACGCGACGATCTCCTTGCTCGCGCTGATGCCGCTGGGCTGCGCCCCAACAAGAGTGGTGATGGTCCCGCCAGGACAACCCGTCAGACTGGCTGAAAACGTCAAAGCCCATGTGTGGGCCAAAGATGCCAGCGGTAACACCGTCAAAAGCCGAAACCGCGTGACAATCCACGAGGGTTGGTACGCACTACCTCCAAGAGAATAGTATGGGAACACCACTCACAGGCAGTACCGTCGCCAGTACCTACACTGGCCTGCTGAAGACAGCCGATAACGCCACGCTGACAGGTGTTCTCAGAACACTCAGCGACGGCAGCGGAAACGATTCCGCACTCCAAGTCTCCACCACCGCGCTCAACTCCACCGGAGACTTCAGCGTCGCAACCAGCCGCTTCACGGTCGCTTCCGCCAGCGGAAACACCGCTGTGGCCGGTACCCTCAACGTCACCGGTGCCACCTCTCTCAGCTCCCTTATCACCAGCGGCAATGCCACCATCGGCGGAACACTCGGAATCACCGGTGGCCTCACGATTCCCGGCACCCTGTCAGTCACCGGCACCTCCACGCTCACCGGCGCGGTTGGCATGGGCAGCACCCTCAACGTCACTGGAGCCTCCACATTGGCCAGCCTTGGTGTCACCGGCGCTGCTACCGTTGGAACCACGCTGGGCGTTACCGGACTCTCCACGCTCGCGAGCCTCGCAGTCACCTCAGGATCCACGCTCAATAGTCTCGCGGTTACCAATGCGGCCACGATTGGTACCACGCTCGGTGTAACCGGATTGTCCACCCTGGCAAGTCTTGCGGTGACGGGGGCCTCTACACTGCATAGCGCAAGCATCACTGGGGCTGCTACCGTTGGAACCACTCTCGGGGTCACAGGTAACACGACCCTATCGGCAGACCTAGCCGTCAACGGAAACACCACAATCGGAAACGCTTCCGGTGATTCGCTCACGGTCACGGCAGGAGCTGTTACAATCAACAATCTCCCATCCAAGACAGTCCCTGTTGATGCAGACACCATCCTTCTCAGGGATTCAGCAGCCTCCAATGCTCTCAAGACCACCGCTGTCTCAGCGTTGAGCGTTGTCAAATTCGTTTATTCTGAAGGGTTTTCAAAAACTGGTGGTGGTGGTCAGTCCATAGCAATTACCACAGGCACCCCGGTTGCAATTCAAGAAGCCGGATCCACATCAGATTGGACATACACTTGGAGCCCAAAAACCGTTGGAAACAAAGCCCTGATCAGAGTCTCAGTTCCGGTTGAGGCAAGCGTTCAAGGAAGTGTCTACATCGGCATCGCAAAAAACCCGTACTCGGCTCCAGGAGACTTCATTGGCGTTGGAGCAGCATACGCTTCAGCAGCAGCAGCTTCTCCTGTCAATGTGATAGCTGACATGGTTTTCACTTCCACATCTTCATCTCACACCTTCAAGATTTACATCGTATCAGCCACTCAAACCTTGGTGATAGCCAGAAACTCGGCTGGATATTACTTCGGCCAAACAGGCTCAACGCTGCAAGCTAAGGTCCAATTTGAATTGATCGAGTATACATGAAACCCTCCGAAGTAGCCCAAGCGGCTTGCGACAAGCTC